AATTAAAACAAAAGAGGCTTGCAACGGCGGCGACCGCGCTTATACTTTATTTCTATTCGTTGCGGAATAGAGTCGGAAGAGACCTCCGAACAGCCGTTTGTGTTTCAGGCTTCATTGAACACCGCAGCGTTTACCTTTATGATGGGAGACACACAGAGCGAACTAAACGAGGAGATGCTGGGCATGGGGGCCGAGCGTTACCGACGACAGGCTGAGAAGTCCAAGGGATCAATCACGCATGCAGGTCGTCGTATCTTAAGGGATGCCGTTGAGCCAGTATGGGAGGCGTTAGCAGCTACGGTGGAGAAAGTGTCAGCCTTCAAGAACAAGGCTCAGTGGCAGGTGGACATGGTTGACATCCCCCGCGACAAGCTGAAACCGCTGACGCTGTTGGCGTTGAAGGAAGCATTGGACTCCCTTCATGAGCCTGTGGCCTTCGTGAGTCTCGCTGCAAGGATCGGGAGGAACATCGAGGACCAACTGCTCTCTGACTTTTTAATTTGCAACCATGAGATGGGGTCGCGGCTGGTGCATCGCTTTCAGCGTTTATCGAAGAGATCCGCGCAGACTCGCTACCTTCACAAGACTGCACAGAATGAGGATGTTGGATGGGTGGACTGGCCCCGCAGGTGTCGCATCGGGTGTGGCTCCCTGCTGTTGGAGTTGATTCACGCGCACACTGGTCTGATTAAGTTTACGGATAAGACGCACCGTGTGCGTAAACATTTCAAGCCTCAGCGTTTGGTTGAAATTTCCGACGAGACTCGCAAGTGGATTGAGGACTACGACCAGCACCGCGAGGTGTTGTTGCCCTTCTGGCTTCCGATGGTGGAGTGTCCGGTCCCGTGGGAGTCAGTCTATGGGGGAGGCTATGGGTTTAAGCGGGAGGACACCTTACCCGTTCTTCCGTTCATCCGCTGCTCTGACCGCAGTCTACTTCGTGATGCCCCGCCGATGCCCGAGGTGTATGAAGCTGTTAACCACATACAGGAGACTCCGTGGGCAATAAACAGTCGTGTGCTTGAGACGTTAGAGTGGGCGTGGGAGACGGATATGCGCGTCGGGTTGCCGCCACGCTACGAAGACCCGCTGCCCGTCATACCGAAGAACGTCGAGGACAAAGAAAAGCTCAGTGAGATGCGCGACCTTGTGAGGGAGACTGCACTGTGGAATAAGGCACAGGCATCCAAGCGGGTGTTGATTACTCGCATCCTGATGCTTGCGCGTAAGTTTGAAGGTCAGCGTATGTTCATGCCGTGCAGTGTTGATTTCCGTGGACGGGTTTATCAGATCCCTTCCTTCTTAACATACCAAGGACCGGACCACTGCCGGGGGTTGTTGAAGTTCCATCGCGGCGTAGCGATAAAGTCCGACGATGATTTGAAGTGGTTAGGCATTCACGGCGCGAACTCTTTCGGAAACGACAAAGACCCATTTGAAGCCCGACTGAAGTGGGCAGAGGAGAACACCGCGCTTGCTCACCGGATCGCTAAAGACCCCCGCTCTAACCAAGAGTGGACGGAGGCTGATAGCCCTTGGCAGTTCTTAGCGTGGTGCTTTGAGTGGAGTGCTTACCACAGCCGGGATAGCAAAAACTTTCTTTCGCATTTGCCATGCGCGATGGATGCCACCAACTCAGGTCTTCAACTCCTTTCGCTCCTAGCGCGGGACACTGAGGGGTGCGAAGCAACGAACGTCGCGCCCACTGATTCCCCCGCCGACATCTATCGCCTTGTTGCGGAGGACACGCAGCGGAAGATTGAGCAGGACGCAAGGGACGGCAAGGAGTTCGCATCGAAGTGGTTAGAGTTCGGGCTAACTCGGAAGTTAGCGAAGCGTCCTGTTATGTGCTACCCATACGGGCTGACATCCTATTCTGCGAGGGACTACGTTCGGGACTGGTATGTTACAACCAAGGAGGAGCGCGGCGCGGCTTGTGTGTTTGGAAAGCGCAAAGTCTACCCTGCGGTCAAGTATCTTGGCAACCACCTATGGGACTCTATCGGCTCCTTGCTGACTAAGCCGAAGGAAGTGATGGACTGGTTCCAGCAAGCTGCGAGTGCGAAGGCGGCACAGAACAAGCCGTTGACATGGATGACACCTACAGGTTTCAAGGTCACGCAGGACTACCGCAAGCAGGTGAGTCGCAAAGTGTCAACATGGCTGCACGGGTCGTTGACTGCTGTTCGCTTTCGCGATGACACTGACGACATTGACCCTCGCAAGCAAAGCAACGGAGCGTCCCCGAACATCGTCCACAGTCTTGATGCGTCGGGACTAGTGAGGAGTGTTAACGAGGGGTATCGCCGGGGCATCGCGGACTTCGCAGTCATCCACGACAGCTACGCTACGCACAGCACCAACGGAGATTTACTGGCATCAGCAATAAAAGATTCCTTCGCTGACTTATTTTCGCAGAATATACTTGCGGACCTTCAGAGTCAGTGGGAGGATGAAGACACAGAGCTACTCCCGCTCCCTGAGTTTGGAGAGTTCAATCCATCGGAGGTCAAAGACTCAAAATACTTTTTTAGTTAGATCTCCACAACAACAACAACAACAACAATAATACAATGAGTAAAGCAGCAGCAACTACACCAATCGGAGTCGCACGTTACCCGCGCCTCACGGAGCCAGATACCAAGTTTGACGACAACGGTGTCTATTCGACCAAGCTCATCCTGAGCGAAGAGGATTATCAGGCTTACGCCGATGTCCTTCACCCTTGGGTGGAGCAGGAATACGAGCGGTTTTGCACCGAGGCCAAAAAGACTTCGCTGCGTCGCAACGAGAACACACCGCTACGAATCAATGATGATGGCGAGCATGAACTTTACGCCAAGCAGGTGGCGGTGAAGCAAACCAGTAAGGGGCAACTGACGTTTAGCGTCGCGCTGTTCGACAGTCAGGGGAAGAAGATCAACAGCCCCCCGAACGTCGGGAGCGGCTCTAAGGTGCGCTTGATGGTTGAGCCAGTGGCGTGGTTTGTTCCTGCCATCGGGTTTGGTTACACGCTCCGACTGAAAGCGGCACAGATTATTGAGCTTGTCGAGTTCACAGGAGGAGGGGGACATTCGTTTGACGCGCATGAAGGCGGCTACGTGTCCGAAGATTTGAACGAAGCCCTCCCAGACAATGCCGAAGTTCCGTTCTAATTTTGAGCGAACCCTAGCCCTCGACCTGAAAAGGTCGGGGGTTACTTTCGGTTACGAGACGCAGCGGATCGACTACCAGAAGTCCCACTTCTACACGCCTGACTTTGTAATAGGGAACGGGGTGTTGATTGAGGCCAAGGGTCGGTTCCTATCGAGCGACCGGGGTAAGCATTTGTTAATTCAGAAGCAGCACCCTGAGCTAGACATTCGTTTCGTTTTTATGAATGCACGAAACAAACTCAACAAGAGGAGCAGGACGACCTACGCTGACTGGTGTGACCGTCATGGTTTCCTTTGGTCTGAGATGAAGATACCAACGGAATGGCTTACATAGCAACGCACCAGCCTTGCGAGGCTTGCGGCGCATCTGACGCGCTTACAGTGAACGACGACGGTAGCACATACTGTCATTCATGCGAGGCTTATACTCGCGCTACGGGTGTTAACGAACCGCCCACGACTATTATGAACATGAAAATTGAGAAGAACACGACAGTCCTTGTGAAAGGGGAATACAGGGCAATAGCTCCGAGAGGCATAACGCTGGATACCACGAAGAGAATGGGGTATCGGATCGGGGAGCATAACGGTAGAGCCTGTCATATAGCAGACTACCGGGATGACGAAAAAAACGTGGTGGGGCAGAAGCTCCGCTTTGAGGGGAAAGCCTTCCAGATTGTGGGCAATATCTCCGACCGCTTTTTCGGTCAACACCTGCACCCGATGGGAGGTCGCAAGCTAGTGGTTACTGAGGGGGAGATAGACGCTCTTAGTGTGTCGCAAGCTCAGGATAATAAGTGGGCAGTTGTGTCGTTACCAACAGGAGCGACGAGTGCGGCCAAAGTTTTCAAGAGGAACCACGAATGGTTACAGCTATGGGATGAAGTCATCCTGATGTTTGATGAGGACGAGCCGGGGCGTAAGGCGGTTGAGAAAGTTGTGCCGCTATTGCCACAGGGTAAAGCTAAGGTGGCAAGGCTCCCGATGAAGGATGCCAACGAGTGCCTTATGAAGGGCAGGGGGCAGGACATCATCCACGCTATATTTCAAGCAACACCTTGGAGACCTGACGCGATCATCAGCGGCGTGGATATTCAGGAGCGCATACTAAATCCGAAGAACACAGAAAGCGTTCCTTATCCATTTGAAGGTCTGAACCGTATGACCCGAGGGCTGCGCCTGGGAGAGATTGTTACCTTCTGTGCGGGGAGCGGCATCGGGAAAAGTCAGGTGTGTCGGATCATCGCGCACCACTTACTCAAGACCACTGATAAGAGCGTCGGTTACATCGCGCTGGAAG